GTTCTTCAATCTTAGCATTTTCTTCATATACCCATTGTGATAATAATTCTGAATATAGTGTTCTTTCGTAGGGCAACATATCCTCGATTTCCGTCAAACTCCATTTATGATGTTGTATCATAGCAAAATTTTGTAAATAATATGCTTCAAGTGAGTTATGACTTAGGCAGATGCGAAAAAAGATGCAAGTCCTTCTAAAGTTTCTGTTTCAGTCTTTCCACATTTTTTACAAGTATACTCAATATCTTGTTTCATTTTTGGTAAAGATTCATAATAATCTTGAAGCTTTTTAAATTGACCAGAATTTAATGAATTTACAAACTCATCTAATTCCGCTTTAGTGTGGTCTTGAGCAGAAAATATTTCCTCACCTTGAATAATTTCAAGTAGACTATTTCTAATTATCTCCATAACCAAGTCTATTTGATTTTTATTTTCAGTTCCAATAACATCATCTATACCTGGCGGACTCAAACGAACCATAATTTCATCTGTTATTTCTACTAAATCAGAAGAATTTTTATTTTGAACCACCTCTACTTTAGAAAGGTCTATATCAAGTTTAATGATTTCACCACATTCGTGCTTAAAAGAAATTGTACTTATATCTCCAACTGCTTTTCCTCTAATGTTAAGAAAAAGATATTCAAGGTCAATCATTGCAAGTTTATTGACACTAAAATTTTCAGTTAATACACATTGAGTTATTATTTGTTTTATGGCTTTCGCCATATCTTTTTCTTCTCCACCCTCCAAAGCTGTTAGAAGAATTTTTTCTTCTTTAACTAAAAATGGTCTGTATTCAATCTTTTTACCAGATGACGGTAGTTTTAAGTCATATAGTACAGTATTTATTTTTGGCAAAGCCATAATGTTCTCCTTTTCAAATCATTATTTTATATTATTAGGTAAGTGTCATCCACTTTCTATATTTAAATGTTACACTAAGTCTTAGTATTTCTCCCCCCTGCGTGTGACCCAGCGCAATTTCACCAACTGCAGAAGGATATGCTTCTCTCAACTCTATCTTATACTTATCTGTTGCATCAGCAAATGAAGTTGCATCATTTGATAATCTAGTTATATTAATTGTTGCAACAAAATTGTTCCAATAGTTAACATTACCAGTTTCAACATTTATTATATTTTCTTGCCATTTGTCAAAAAACTTTTTTACGGTAAAAGCATCATCTAAAATAAATGATAATGCAGCTTCTGTAAATGTTTCCCTGTAAGGTATTTCTCTTGGTGGGCCGTATATGTCTTGTGCATTAGATGCTATACCTTTAGTTGGAAGTGAAACAGATTCACACAAATATTGTAAATTCTCGTTTACAGCTGTTGACAATCCTGCAGGAAGATTGCTGAAGGTTACATTATATCTATTTCCTTTAGCAAAACCACCAATTTTAGTTCTTAATTTGTCTATGCTAAATATGGTTTGTGTCATTAATAGTATTCCCTGCTGTCATTCCAGACAACACTCTTTTTCTGTTTTTGAAATCTTTCAACTGGTAGGAATATTGCTATCTCCCACTCATCTGCGTTTATCCTCACGGTATTTGAACGAACATTAGTACCAAGATATCTTTTTACACAAGGAACTGCTCTACCAAAACCTTTCAGTAAATCATATGTTATTTTCAATCTTGTGGTCGCATCATATTTATTATTAGTTGCATACTCCTTCAATTCATCCATAAGGACTGCTCTATCTCTTGGTGGAATATAATGTAAATTCAAACCATAGAATCCACCTTTAGCTTTCTCAAATGGAAACACTAAAGGATACATATCCCAATAAGGTAATTTTTTAGCAAACTTTGGGTCATATTTGTAGAATAACATTTTTCCAAGTGTTGCACTACTTTCTTCTTGTCTTTTAAGAAGTTGGGTTGGAGTCACTGCTCTCATTTGAGCACTTGCACTTGCTTGTTTGACCTTCTCTCTAAACCAATTCCCTGCCGCCCTAGCTTTTGCTGTCGCGCCACTTGTCTTAATTGCTGATTTGAGTGTATCTAAAAAACTTTCTTCTAATTCCGCCATAATACTAATATTTAGTTAAATCTTGTTCAGTTAAAATTTGCCAATTCCAATTTCGGGCTTCACAGTAAGTCGTTGCTGCTTTCCACTTTGCTTCATTGACACCCCAAGCTTTGACCTCTCGTATAAATCTTCTTCTATTTGTTTTTGGCTTGGGTGGTTTAGTTTGAATTTTTGGTTTGATTTCTATAAGAGTTTCACCTTGTGAAGTTTTTACCCAAAAGTCAGGGAAATAACGATGGACTTTACCATCAATGGGAGAGCGATAAGGGATAACAATCTCTTCACTTGACCACTTTAAAACAGAATCATTACCATCAAGATACCTCATGAACTTCAGTTCCAATCCTGAGCGATGAAATATTTTACGGTAATCTCCTTTGTATTTGGATATGTTTTTTGGTTTATAAAATCCTTTCTTAATCCTCATATAAATATGTAGTAACGGTACAAAACCGCCCAAATCGAATTATCAATTTATAGGAACAAAATGCCACATGACGCGTACTCAAAACATCCACAACAAACTACTGGTGGTAATTATAATACTGGAGCATCAGATAACTTCGTATATCCAAAAAATACTAATCCCGGCTTACCTCATTATATAACATTTATTGCAAAAAAAGCATATACTTCAACAACCTCTACAAGAGGACAACAAAATGGATCAGTCGTTTTATATATGCCCCCCGATGCTTTGAAAACTGAATACAGACAAACTATTGGTGATATAGACGCAAGAGGTTCTATACTTTTACATCAAGCCAAAGGAACAGGTGCAGGTAGTGCACTGGCAGGAGGAGATTTTGGTGCTGCAGCTGAATCTATAGCAGATACTATAAAGACAGGAGGGAAGGGTATGGATATGACAAAAATGGCTGATATGGCCAAAACTTTGGGTAAAGTAGCCGGAGCCGCCGCTTTAACAAGTCTTGCACAAACTACTGTAGGTCAAGCAGTATCACGGGCAACTGGACAAATTTTAAATCCACATAAAGCAATGGTGTATCAAGGGCCTGGTGGATTTCGTACTTTCTCTTTCACTTTTGTATTGGTGCCGCAATCTGCAGACGAAGCTAAAGAAATTTTTAATATAGTTAAGTTTTTCAAAAAAAGAATGCATCCCGGCACTGGTACAGGAGCTGGAATTAATGATATATTATCTACCACTTTAACATATCCAGACGAATTTGAAATACAATATTATGTTAATAATAGTTTAGTTGATGGTAAAGATGAGACTAAACCATTATTTAAAATTCATAAATGTTTTATGGAATCTTTTGCTACAGATTATACAACATCTTCACTTGTTTCTTTTCTGGATGATGGAAACCCACTAACTACTACAATATCAATGGGATTTAAAGAAACACAACTTCTTACTAAAAAAGATATAGACGAGGGCTATTAATATGTCAGAATTTTTTTCAAATTATCCAAGAATAGCCTATGATATATCTGGTAGTAATTCTACAGTTCCAGATTATACTGTTGCTGTCAATTTAATGATTAGGAATAAGTTAAGAGATGCAGTTAAAAATGATGTAACAATATATTATCCTTATACTGTTCCAGAAGGTATGCGTCCAGATGTTCTTTCTTATCAGTATTACGGAGATACAATTTATACTTGGACAATATATCTTGTAAACAATATACTAGATCCTTATTGGGAGTGGCCACTCAGTTATAAAGATTTTAGAGGATATGTGTCAGACAAATATGGTTCAATACCAACAGCTCAATCTACTATTCATCATTATGAATATATTGCAAGAGCTAGAGCTGAAAAAACAGGGACTAGTGATCCAGTTCCAGCGTATAGATTAGAAATTGATTATCAAACTTATACAGAGACAGGTGCTGATGAAAGAGAAATAATCTATTCATATGGATACGAACAAGATTTAAATGAATCAAAAAGAGAAATTCAGATGATTGATGTTGCGTACATACAAACTGTTCAAGATGAAGCTAGAGGGTTATTTAGATAATGGCAGATACATTAAAGGATACGGAAAAGAAATCCGCATTTAATCCTCTAAAGCAACCTAAAAGGGTTGGGGATTTTAATCTCACTAAGATGTCGTTAACATCTGCGAACCTTGATATAAAAACAGGTTCAGGTGCTAATTTTTTAGACCTTACCACAAGTGTTTGGCATGAATTAAATTTTTATGAAGATATATATTCTCCAATCGTTTCTGGTGATATTACACTTACTGATACTGTAGGTCTGATAGAATCTTTTCCTATTATTGGAGAAGAAATACTTGATGTTTCTTTTTCTACCGCGGGGGCTGCTCTTCCACCTACTGCTGGGCCAGGTACTACGAGTACTCCTCCTGCATCAGAAGCACCAAAACAGGTAATGAATCGGTTTAGAGTTTACAAAGTAGACCCACCAGTTCAAGTAACAGATAATTCTAGAACTATTAAATTGTACTTTGTAACAGATAATCAGTTTACAAATTTATTATCAAAGGTTAGAAAGATTTATCCAACAGTTCAAAATATTGGAGCAGGTAGGATAGCTGATAATGATAAACCATATACTCTTGCAGACATGGCAAGAGATATATTTTATGATTTCTTTATTGGAAAGAAGAAACCATTAAAGCAACCCGCAACAAGAAAACCATTTTTGGTTGAACCCACAAGATATAAATCTGAAATAGTAATTCCAAATTGGAATCCATTTAAAGCTATATCTTTTTTGGCATCAAAAGCAGTGGCTGCGAATCAAGAAGCAAAGGGTGCTAATTTTGTTTTTTACCAAACCCTTCAAGGCTTTAGATTTGTTTCCATAGAAACTCTTATGTTGGGTGGTTTTAGACTTTTTAAAGAAAAAGATAGTGGCGTGGTGGCAGAAGAATATCCTCATTTAGCGATAAATGCTATTTTAGAGACTGCTACTATTGATAATACTTCACATATTCCAATTTATAAGGACACCCCCGAGCGTGACGAAGATATGAAAAAATTTGTGGCCTCTTATAAGTATATGCCAGCCAATATGGGAGAAAGTAAACAATCCTCATAC